ATGAACCTCAAGCATGCTCGTTACATCAAGGCTGGGCTGTTCACTTGGCAGCAGGGCTTTGCGATCCTCTATGTCGATGGTAAGACCGTTACGCCGCATCTGGTGCCGATCATCGACAAGTCATTTACTGTGGATGGTAAAACATGGCGGTGGTAAAGGTCAACCTTAGCGTTGGCGATATAACCTACGCCACTATTGAAGCAGTGGAGCGTTACAACTTTAATCGAGCTAATGGTGGCAAGATTACTACTGCCGCTAAGACGTGGCCAGAGGCAATTGCTCGCGACATTCTTGGCGTGTGCGCTGAGATTGCAGTTGCGCGTTGGTTAGATAAGTTTCCTACTTCACTCTTTGCTGATCGCAAAGAGGGTGATGTGGGTGAGTACGAAGTACGATCAACCGCTTACCCTTATGGCAAGTTGTTGTTCCAACCAGACGATAACCCAGAGCGTAAGTATTTTCTTGTTACCATTGACGATCATTACCAAGCCCTTATTATGGGCTGGCTGTGGGGCCATGAAGGCTTGCAGGACAAGTATTGGGATACTTCCATGCCAGTTCCATGTTATGCAGTTAAGCAACAACACCTTCGCGACCCAGAGGATTTAGATTGATTTGGCTAGATGAAGCGCAAGAGATTGCCCACACCGTTGCAAGGCAAGTCCATAAGCGATACAACACGTACTTTGAGATTGATGACGTTAGGCAGGAATGTCTTGTCTGGGTCTTGCGACGGCAAGACAAGGTCAAGGAATGGCTTGACCACGATAAAGGTTCTGAAGATTACAAGTCTGGCGTTAACCTTCTGGCCAAGACTTTGCAACGCCATGCGGATAAGTATTGCCGACGCGCTAAGGCGCAAGCGGTAGGGTACGAGATACGCGATGAAATTTTTTACTCTGCTGAGGTGCTTGAGCAGATCCTGCCATTCATTTGGAGTGAAGTAGTGCCTACGCACAACCCATCTGGCGAGCGCGTGTCCGGTGGTGGAGCGCCAGCAGAGGGCGGCAACTACATCATCTCGGTATTCGACGTGCGCAAGGCTAAGAACAAGCTTGAGCCAGATGATCAGATAATCTTGCAAGCAAAGTATTACGAGCAGCAGACCTACGATGACGTGGCTACTGCGCTAGGAATATCTAAATCTTCCGCTGAGCGTAAGGTGAAAGGCGCTATGCGCCGCTTGATCAAAGAGCTTGGTGGCCCAGACCCTTGGATCAGAAAGCAAAAAAATGACTAAAAAATACATACATGATGCTGATTGCTACACCGAAATACGCAGAGTCGAAGGCAAGAGTTACATGGAATTGATCTGGAACTGCGTCGATAAATGTCCGATTGGGGGAGAACATGGCACATTATGATTACCGCTGCCAAGTATGCAATATAGAAAATACCGTTGAGCGATCCATGTTTGAGGAAGGTCCGGATCCGATCTGCTGTGGCATGTCTATGCGCCGGATCTTTGGCTCACCACCAGTAAAATTTAATGGCAGTGGCTTTTACACAACCGACAACCCAAAGAGGTAACAATGAGAACACTTACATTCGTTAATGAGTCTAAGATCCTTAACCAGCAGGATTTTAATAGCATCCAATCTGCTCTGAGCATTTTCGTGGATCAAGTATCCAACGCTTGGAACCTAGAAACTACAACGGTTGGGCAGTCACCTACTCGCTCACCCAATGGCTGGAATGTCTGCATCGTGGACAAGTTTCCTAACCCAACTATCGGCGCGTATGGCTACCATGAGGTACTCAATGGCCAGCCTATTGCCTACATCCGAGCAGACTCGTTTGCCACTGCACCGCTAGGCAAGTTCCGCAAGGGCTTGTCGTTCAGAGGTAAAGTCATCTCAAAAGATCGCTATCAAGAAGGTACAGCTCTTGTCGTATTCCATGAAGTAATCGAAATGCTTGTTGATCCTCAGATTATGAACCTATCTGATCCGGATAGTAAGGGTCGGCGCTGGCTACTTGAACCAGCAGATCATGTGCGTGGTGCCATGTATAAGATCACCGCAAAAGATGGGCGCGATGTAATCGCACCAGATTGGACGCTACCAGCGTTCTACAAGTTAGACGCAAAGGCTCCATACTCGTATCTTAATTCAGTAACTACGCCATTCACACTTACGCCTACTGGCTATGGCTATTACAAGGACGCTCAGGGCTTACACAAGCTCTAAATGACAAAACCCCGCGGACAGGAATACGCGGGGCTTGTCGATCTACTGCGCGGACGGATCGCGCACTGTGGCAATTATACCATAACAATCGTCACCGACGTGTCCGATATGTTTGCCATAGTCTTTTCTTAAGTTGTTAACTGTGTTGTATGGGCCGACAGCAATGGCCATTTTAAGGCTTGGATAGACCGCTACGGCCATATACTGATCGCGCTTGGCAGTTAGTTCCTCTACCAATTCCCAGACCTTCTTGGCCATCTCTTCGCTCGATTCTGCTTCTTCTTCGAGCAGGGCAGCCATCTTCTTTATCTCGCTAGGCTTAGCCTTCATATAAGGCTCTTTCAAGAACCTTAAAAGTTTCACAAGGTCCGGGGCCTTGATCGCAGACGGCGCAAAGCCATCCATGATCTGGATCTTCTTTATGCTGATGTAGCTCAAGTAGTGAGCGCAATGCTTTCCAAGCGTTACGTTGATCGATAGTGTTTTCGTAAAATTCTGGCTTGGTGTAATGGACAAGGTTAGCCCAATACTTTGCTTGCTCTTTAACCTTCTTAAGTAATTGCTCGTAAATCATTTGATTCTTGCCATCCATTCTTTGCATGCATCTACGTTTTCTCGCAATGTGAGATAACCGTAAATCTGTCGGTTGTCTAGGTACTGCTGGATCCCAAGGTTGCGTAGATTACGAGAGAAGATCACATACTCGTAATCCTCTGTGCCATCTTGGTAGAGAACCTTATCTAGCACTTCATTGCGCACTAGATAAGTGCAATGGACTACATCCACCGGCAATATGCCGCGTGTAACGCCATTGAGGATAGCAAAGTATTCTTCGCTATCTTGATAGTAGCCATTAGGCGTACATGGGTGATGGAAGTTGCTGTATCCGAGCTGCTCGCTATCTGCACTACGCAAGATGGGCGCGACTACTCCCCGGCCAGTTTCCACCAAGGTACGCAGCGTGGTTGGGAGAATGTAGTTGTCCACGTCGCAGACAAAGTAATGGCAATTCCAAAACTTAGCCATGGCAATACCTTCTTCGCGCAAGCGACCAAGAACCGAGAAGCGTTCTGCGTTCCATTCATGGATCCCAAATCGCTGCACTTGTTCCTCAACGTCGCTATCGTCAACTTCGATGTGCCGCCAATCGTAAGCCCATGAGTCATCATCTTGACGCTCGTAGAGCGTTTCCTGATCGCTTACCCATTGCCGAATAATGCGCCCAGTATCGTCGTTATTGTTATTGGTGCGAAAATAAAGCATGACCTTGTCGCGTGGGTAATCGAGCTTGTCGAGATTCTGCTCAAGCCAGTAGGGCAAAGTCTTCTCTTTATCCTTAGCCAATATATGTATCAATACAATCGGCAATTCCCAATCTTGCATTATTCCAACTCCTTCTCAATAACTTGAGTGACTGCACCCGATCCAACAAATAAATCATCAACAATATCTCCTTTTTGATACCCCATAGCATTTAGAACCCATTTTGTCCATTCTTCAGGTTTGGCTCCAACAAAACCATTTTGCTTGGGATTGGCAATTAAATGATCTTTCATTCTTTTTCCAGAATTATGCCCACGACGTTCTTTTGGTACTCGCACAATTACTGGCTCCCAAGTTGTTGCAATTCTTGAACCGCTTGGAATGGCTATTGGTTTAATCCAGCTCATCACTCTGATACCGTTACGCGAATCTGTTTTAATAACCTCAAGATAAGTGCTAAGGCTATGAACGGTCAAAGCGATTGCCCATCCATCATATTCACGTTCTAATTGCTTGACTAATTCTTTGTGAGTTTTTGGGTCATCCCATAATTTTGCATTTGGGTGACTGTCAGCACGGCCTTTGCCTTTGCCATCTCCGCAACCGTCCCCATACCAGCGGTTTGCTCGGCCAAGATAAGGCGGGTCTGCGATTGCTAATTTCATTTTAATTCCTTTTCAATAAACAATTTATCGTGTGTCATTTAATACCATCCATTTCTTTTCTCATGGCGCAAGGCCATGCAACTATTGTTTTTCCAATGAAGTTTGATATAAAGCAAACCCCATCGTATCTGAGTCTGATAATTCTTGCGCCAATCGGTGCCGAATTGATCCATCTTGCTAGCCGGTAAGGCTTGCGCTATG